GTATGGTTCGAGTCCAGGGCGTCTAACCAATATGATTTTATAAAAAACCCAAACTGTGGGTGCAACTTTGTGGAACGGTGGGGAGGGCCTATGGGCCCTCGACTCCCCGCCGTGGTTATCGCTTGTTGCCCTTCCGCCGGTTCGTCCTTCGGGTTACTATCCTCAAATTCCTTCTACTGTTGGACCCGCCTTTCGAGAGCGGGACTTTGTGGTCTACCTCTCGGCCGTCCCCCTTCCGGACCCGGCCCTCCTTCTCCATCATCCGGCGCGCCTTGTTGCGGGCGTCCCGCCGCTTGATTTGTTCGGGTTTGCCGTGGTACTCCCGATACTCCTTCTTATAGTCCCGCTGCCTGGTTTTGGTTCTAGCTTTCAATTTTCCTTTACTTTTGCCGCCTGACTTCCTCGGTTTAATCATAGTATGCCCCCCTCGGATCTTTGGTATATCCCATCGTACACCTGCAATTAATTGATTCATACCCCGGCCCGTCACCGGGGAACATCGGCCGCCCGCCGAACGGGAACGCCTCTTCGAGCCGGACCTTCACACCGTTCCTTTTCTTGTGAAGTTTCCTGGACGACCCATCGCAGATGCAATCCCAGACTTTATACCTGAAGATCCCCTCCTCGATCTGTAGCTCAAATTTTGAGCCGTTTATGGCTCGGGTCCTCTCCGTCCTGGCGATCCTCCGAGCCCTGGCGGGGCTGCATAGTGGCGAATCTGCGAGGAGCTTCGGGGCGGTACGTTCATTTGCGGGCCAATTATCTAAGAATATTTTTCGTATGTATTTGATGTCGGTGTCGGCCATTTGGCCGGCTAATCGGTTCAAGCCGTGATTTTTGAAATAGTTGCGACCCCTGAGGGAGGGTATCTCCTGGAGGACGAACGGGCCGAACATGCGATTTTTGCTTATCAATTGGTAGCGGAGTTGGGCCCCCGTCGCCAGCGTGACGTAATAAGACGGGTCGTCCTCGGTCGCCCTCTCCGCCGCCGCAAAATAGCCGCTCTTCGTGAGGGCCCTCAGTACCGGGCTTCGGATCGCCAGCAGGCAGGATACCGCGTCTTCAATGTCCACGAGGACCACCCCAAAAGGAGGAGGAGGAGGATAGAGCCGCCCCCTCAAGGCAATGCGTAGGCTTCGATCGTCCCGGCGAGATTGGAGTTGCTGGTATCGGTGACGTCGAGGTGGATGGTCCCGTCGGCCTGGAGGTATCGAGCCGTCTCGATCGGGCCGATAACGTACTCCTCGGTCGCTACGAGGTTGCCCCCGATCGCCAGGTCCCCAAGGTCCTTCCTGAAGGCGGGCCATGCGGTTCCCGCCTTGATGGCGATGTCCCCGCCCGTTCCCGTCCCCGCCGAGATATGGACGAGGATGAGGAGCCGCTTGAAGTTGGAGCCGGCGGCTATGCTGTGATCGTTCGCCACGTCGATAGCGTCGGGCGTCTCTCTGGCGTTCCAGGCACCGTCGCAGGCGTTTACCGTGATAGCAGATCTTCCCATTTTGGATCACCTCAGCTCGGAGCACAGGTCAGAACGCACAGGCAGCTCGGGTCGATGACCTTCGCGCCGTAGCAGTGAAGGCCCCGGAGAGCGTCGGCAAAGAATTTCTCAGGGCGGTACGCCTCGGTATCGTTCACGCTGTCGGCAAAAGTGCAAGCCCGCGACGTTCCAGCTATCACCTTGTAATGGTCGCCGCTGGAGTTGGGGACGTTGTTGGACTGGAGGATGCTGAAGCCGAAGAGCTTAGCGATCTCGCCGTTCAGCATCACGCCTTCGACCCCGCTCCAAATCGGATTAATCACGCTGTCCTCTTGGAGCAGCATTTTGGTGAGCCAGGGGGGGACGATCACGAACCGACCCGCGAAGGGGACGTTGGCCTCATCGAGCTTCTGCTTGCATTCGAGGATCTCCTCGGTTACAAGGTCGGTGGAGCCGTCGAAGATCTTGTCAGACCCGTCAGCGCCTATGGCGTTCCCGGCCCCCGCCACCATTACAGAGGCGACGTACTGGTCGGCCGCGTCAGCCAGCCGATAGGCCGCGTCTCTCGTCGCCGATTCCATGAGAGGAACATTCATCTGAGCGACGTCGATGTCGTCGATTCTGAAATTGAAATATTTGGCCTGGTCGATCTCGAGGACGGTGCTGGCGTCGTCGAGGTCCTCAGGGTCGCCGATCCCCGTGGTCTTGTTGTAGTTGTCGATAGTGATCGGCCCGTGGGCGGTGATCCTCACCGTGTCGCCTTTGCCCTTGATGTCGCCTTCGTAGTCACGGTTGATGACTCCAGCCTGACCGTAGACCAGGCTCTTCTGAAGGTTCTGGAGGATTTGGGCGCTCCAGACCTCTCCTATAAAGTTGGTTAACGTCATGTCTCACTAACCCCCGTTAGCGTTTTTACTGCACTCTTGAAAGACTCCCATCTTTCAACTGAGCCTTGATTTGATCCCAGTTGGCGGTGATCTCGTCAGGGCTCATCTTCTTGACGTCGGCTCTTGTGAGCGGGCGCTTAGCCCCCGTCGGCGGGTTGGTCCCCGTCCCGACAGCGGGCCCCGGCCCCATAGCCTCGGCGAGCCGAAGAGCGTCGGCCTCCATCTCCTCGGGAGTAGCCCCCTGGATCCTGTCGGCCAACGCCTCGGATAGGCCCGCCTTCTTGGCGATCTCGGCCTTCGCGAGCTTCAGCTCGGAGGCTTTCATCGTTCGATCCCTCTCGGCGAGCTCCGACTTCAAGCTCATATTTTCCACCCTTAATTCGGCGTGGGAGGCCCGCGTAGCCTCCAGCTCGGACTTGATCTGATCGTAGTCGGCATATTTCGCCCTCTCCCTGGCGAGCCTCTCTTGAACGATCTTGTCAACGTCCTCTTGCGTAAATTTTTTCTCTTCGTCCGCCATAGCGTATCTAACCCCCTGGTTTTACGCTCCAGTAAGCTGATTCTTAGATGATCGTGATCTAAACGAACTGATAAGATTCGTCTCGCCTCTCCTCAGATATTTGGGCTGTCTCCCAGTCCAGATCTTCATCGGAGGCGTCGGGATCGAGTCTCGCAAGGGCGCTCCTCGTCGACGTGAGCCCCGCCGTCTTCCTGAGCTGCTCGATTTGGGCGGCCTCTAACCTATCCTCAGGAAGGGCGCTCCCCCATTCGATGGTAAGGTTCTGAAGCTCCCCGGCCCCCGGCCATCGGGAGATTGCCTCTAGCCTGGCGCATAGCCTCAGCGCCTCCAGGAGGGGCCGCTTTACACGCGCCCTCAGCCTCGCCACCTTCGCAAGAGTCGGGATGGCGAGCCTCTTGAGGGCCGAGCCACTCTCGGCGAGCCCGCTCTTCACGTCGCCGAGGAGGGCCGGCGAGATCTCGCCGATCGCCATAAGCTCGGCCTTGATCTCCTCGATCTGGCTGAAATTGTTCTGGAGAGAGGCATCCCATGTCAGGTACTGGGGCAATGGCCTCGTCCCCGTCTCGCCAACTTCCGAGACGATGTACCGACCGCCGCCGATGTCCAGCTCCTCAAAAATCGGGTTCCCCGTCCACGGGTTCATGAGGTAAGGCTCGTTTGTGTCAGGGTTGACCGAGAAATTCTCGATTGGTAGGACGATGTTCGGGTCTGCGAACTTGTCCAGGGTCCTCGAGGTTCGGATGAGCCTCTTCTCCAGCTCTCGGACGAGGCCCTCGATCCCGCCGTAGTCGTCGAGCCCGAAGACCCCGTCGGAGGAGAGGAGGCCGGCGAGCGGGACCACGAGAAAGTCGTCGATCCCGGTCGTCACCTCGCCCTGAAGGCCGCTGTACCTCTCCAGGGCCGATATAGGCAGCTCCGAGACGATCGCCGCCCCGCTATCGAGGCGGAAGAGGCGGTTCTCGATCGAGCCGGGCTTGTGGATCTCCACCCTCAGGTATCCCCGCTGGATATGGTCTTCATACTGGTTAAAGTTATAACAGATGCAGTGGGCTTGGACGTCTCGGCCATCGTCGGGACTCACGACCGGGAACCAGTACCGGGGATCTATCCTCTCGACGATCCCGCCCCGTCTCGGGTCGAATCGGACCTTTAGGACAGCGTTCCCAAATCGGAGGATGTCGGCGAAGAGGTCATAGACGAGGAGGTCGAAGTCGTTCGCCTCGGCGATCCTGTCCAGGACCGCCTGGTTGTCGGCGAAGAGCCGTAGCGGGCTCGCCAGGTCGCATATGAGCGTGGTCGACCGCTTGAACCAGTTGGCCGTGATATGGTCGAGATCGTCATCTAGCGCCGTGATCCCCGGAAAGGCGGCCTCGTGATCTCCCTCGTAAAGTAGCGTGCATCGATCGTATCGGTCTATCCTCGCCTTCTCGTCGGTCGGAGGCCATCTCCGTCCCGGTTCCAAGAATGAAAAGTCTGTAAGAGTCATGATCCCCCACCCCTCTTGAAAATGAAATTAGCAGGATATCTTAAAGCGTCTATTAGGTCGTCTGATTCTTTTATTGGCTTGTCCTCGCCCCGTTCGGTCGCCTTCGGGTCCCACCTGTACCCCTCAATTTCTTCGATGAGTCGGGGACATGCCGGCCCCACGATCTTGAGGGCCCCGGTACTGAGGGCGCTCGATATGCGGCCGATCGAGTCCAGGACCGCGTTATCGGCGCCCCGGACCCGCTGGACTCCATCGCCCCGGAGCTGGAGGATGAGGGCCCTCGCCGAGGGGTCGACCACGATCGCCGACGGATATTTCCCCCCCAGGAAGTCCTGGAGGTCCTGGGAGAGCCTGGCGTTCGTCCTGTCGCTCTCCCTGTACTCGCCGAAAGCATACCAGCAGCCGCCCCACAGCCCGAGCTTCAAGAATGCCGTCGGATGGGTTTGGCCGTAGTCGATACCGACGACTAGCGACTTCATCGGGCCGTCGGGGATCGAGGGGACGACGTGGAGGGCCCGGTCGAAATGCGGGAATACAGCGCCCTCGGCCGCCACCCATTCGCCGAGGATGTACCTCTGGTAGAATAGGGAGGTCGGAGGGCCGAACTGGCGCTTGAGCTCCTCGACGTAGGCGGGATCGAGCCAGGGGTTATCCTCCAGCCTGAAATGCCAGCTCTTGAGGTCGAGGTCGTCCTCCCGGTCGAGCCACCTCTTTTTTAGGTAATGGCCGGGGCCGCCGGGGTTCGTCGTCAGGAAAAGCTGGGAGCCGGGCTCGGATAGACGAGAGATGAGCATGTTGAAGAAGCTCTCAGGGACGAGAGAGCCCTCATCGACGTAGGCTCCGCCGAGGGTGAGGCCTGCGATCTTCGTATAGGCCGCCTCGTCGTTCCCGCCCTCCACCATGATGGGGCGGCCGTAGATGTAGGCCGTCTTAAGGGACCTCTTATAGTCGAAGTTATTCGAACCGACGAGGGAGGCGATGGGGCTAAGGACGTTCCTCTCAAGGGAGAAGAGGGTCTTACCGGCCATCAGGAGGTTGACCCCCACCGGAGCCTCCAGGACGGCCCGGAGCCACCTGACGTTGGCGCCGACGGTCTTCGCAGATCGGACCGCCCCATGGGCTAGATTTATCCTGGCGTCGGAGTGGAGGCAGAAGTCCCGCTGTTTGCCGACGGGGATCTCGAAGGCCATCTATCCCACCCCCGCCTTCAGGGCCCGGATCCTCTCCAGGATCGTCTCCAGGTTGGCGAGGAGGGCTGAGGCTTCCGCCTCAAGCTCTCGAAGCTCCATCTCATCGAGGAGATCGGCGACGGTCCTCAAGCCCCCGCCTCCTCGGCCGTCATCTTCTCGAATAGCGCCCGGATCTCCCCGCCTCTCGCCGATGGGTCTGTCGTCTCCTCCAGCCTCCTTTTATCCGCCAAAACAGCAACGGCCACGCTCCAGTCCTTCAAGTCTCGCGGAGAAGTGATCTGAGGGAGAAGATCAGCTGCCTTGTCCATCCCCCGCCCTATCAGCTTGATCCTCGCCACCGAGTCATAGCAGGTGCGGGCGATGTCGGCCTTTTTCATTCGAGCACGTTCGGCCATATCCAGGCCTGATCGGCGAGCAATGTCCGAGACGGTCGACGGCGCCCTTTCAAAATCTCTGGCTACCTGGCGGGTTGTCTTTCCCTCCTCCAGGGCATCGAGGATCCTCTTTTCCTCCTCCTCTGAGACGGGGCCGCCTTTACTCATTCAAGCCCCCCCATGGAAAGGGATGGGCGGCCCGTATGGCATCGGGCCGCTTTTTTTTGGGAGAAATGGGGGCATGGTGGCGCCCCCGGATCATCGTGATAACGCTCATCCCGGCGGCCTCCAGTGCTTCAAGGCCCCGGATGACGTCGGCTCAAGCCTCCAGCCTTCAGCTCGGAGAACCCCCCGGACGTCCTCGGACGAGATGGAGAACCGCTCCGCCAGCCTGAACACTTGCATCCGATCGCCGATCCTGTGGCGGGGCCTAATCGTAGCCCTGCCTCGAAGCCACGATTTCAGGCTCTCGGGGCCTGGTGGAGGAAGCTGAGGGGAGGATGGGGAAAGGGGGCCGCCTCGGCTCATCTGGCGGGATAGCTCCAAGGCGGCTCGAACTCGGGGAGACGATATAGGAGAAGTCTCCCCGAGTCGGCGGAGAGGCGAGAAGATACCTCCCCCCTGCGATGAAGGCGGTAAAGAGCTTTAGACGCTGCCTGATTCGTTACTCTGGAGTGGCCCGCCTGTATGCGGTCGTAGATCTCCGAGAACGTAAGCTCCTCACCGGATTTTAAAATTTGGATGATCTCGTTCTGAGTTGGTGGCATTAGTAACCAGCTCCAAGATAGTGATTTTCAACTAACCCTTTCCCATATCTAGGTTATGACATCTAGTATATATAGTTTTTGACGAAAAGGCAAATTTTAGAGATGTTATGGACAGATGAGAAAAGATCGACGGATCGGAGAAGCCCCGCTCCAGGACGAGGTAGATCCTCCTCGGTGAAAGGATCTTTTACGGGATTTTAGGAAGATGGGTATCGGATCTAAAGTCTCGCCGAGACCCGAGACTTTAAGGGGGATCTGGGGTCCATCTTGAGATTATCGGAGTTATGAAAACTAGCTTGATTTAACTTCAAGTTAACTTGAGTACGTAATAATACCTATTACATAGGTATTACTACTACTACACACATAATAATCCACTTGTGTAATGGGTATACAACTATACATATATATACTTTACTATTACATCAACGTACAGAAATGTACAACGAAATCATCGAGAGAATCCGGCTCTCCGAGAACCCCCCAGATCCCCCTTAAAGTCTCGGGTCTCGGCGAGACTTTACATTAAGGTCATTTCACGTAAAAAAGTTAGAAGAGATTTAAGACGATCTGTTAACCCGTCGTTTCCCTTCGTCGGAGAGACCCACCATCTTAACCCGTCGTCCCGCTCTTGGTACTCCAGACTCGACGATCATAAATCGACTATCCTTCTCGATATGCTTGCTGAGCCGGGTCATGGCCTTTGTACCAATATCCAGCTCTCTCCGAATCACGCTAAACGCCAGAAACTCCGACGCATTGTTATTCTTCAGTAGAGCAGCCAGCATCGAGAAAATCCGATCCATCCGTTCATCGGTCACAGTAGATGGGCTGTTGGGCCGCTCCAGCCGCATCAGAGCCCTCTCTCGCCTATCTTTACGATCCAAACTCTCTTTAATCTCGCACATAAGAGGGCTATCTCGTCCAAAAATGGCTGTTGGATGTCGGGATCCAAGAGTGACCTTTCCCTCCCCCTCGCACTGAAACCTCCACCGCCTACGGGCCGAGTCGTCCAGGTCTCGGATTTCCTTCAGAGCTGCATTGACCTCCCTCCACGTAACACTATTCGGACTCGACTTCAGCTCCTTGCGACCCTTCTCAACCCTCTTAACGAGCTTCGATCTATCCTCAAGCTCCTCTGGATGAGCTTTGTAATACTCCGAGAGATAATATAGCCCCTCAAAATCCCCGACACACCTGGCACCATCGCGCCAGAAAACGAAGCCGACAAGCTTTGTAATCAGCTCGTCCTGTTCCGCGACGGTCCCCTCCAACTCATCTATCCGAGCCGTCTTCTCTCTGTCGCGCTCTTCCTGATTAGCTAGCCTCGCCCGCAGATCCCCTATTTCTTGGAAGATAAGGCTTATGCTGTCGCGTACTGGGTCATCTGATACGGGTTCCTCTTCATCCTCTGATAAAGGATTTACGAGAGATAATCCCGATCCATAACCGCACTCAGAGTAAACGCGCTTAACTACCAGATCTTCAAATTCTCCAGACTCAAACTCAAAATCAGAGCCGTTCCCGATGCTGGTTTCACACGCCGTAAGGCTTTTATCCTCGCCGGATGTAGTAGTCATGGTTATAAACCCCATATTCCCGATCTCCTCCAAGATTCCCCATCAGGGAGGAGTTCGGGAGCCCCTTTCGGGGCTCGCTTTTCTGCATCAGTAAATGAGTTCAATACTTAAATAGATCACCGCCGGACCTAACGATTTTGGGGAGTCGGGACCGCCACAACCCTTTTAAGCCGTAGCATCGAATTAAGATTCAACCGACCTCAGGCCCGATGATTCAACGGAAGCCGAGATCGGCCCCACCGCCCGCCTCCGACAGCTTCCACAATCGGCACCTGGCGGGCGTCCTTTCGTATTCGACTTACCACAACCCTTTAGTAGGAGGTCGCCACTATCATCTTTTGGCATCCCTCCGGGGATGACTAAATCAGAAAAGAGGTGAACGCCTCCTCAGAAATACCGGCGGTGTAGAACCGTTGGTGAGGGGTGCTTTGCCTCGAAAGCGTACAAAAAATCGGCCGGACTGGTCCTCCGGCCACAAAATCTTCTGAAGTATCCACCACAAAACGACCTCTTTTCCCGTAGCCAAATGTTCGAGAAGTTGCCCCCTTCGGCCCGGACCCCCGGACCCCCTCGGATGCAAACACGTAAAAAACGTACACTATAGGAATAGCAGGATCTCGTCGCCTACCATAATGATTAACGAGATAATTTCTATCCCAGAAGAGTAGCAACGTCGCCAGATGCTGGTTTCACGCATAGCGGTTTTATGTCAAAACATCAGAAAAAAGAGGGGCGAGGGCTTATAAACCCTCAAACTCC